ATCTAGCCATTCACGGGCGTATTCCACTTCCATGTAGTCGCGGAACCACGGGCCACCGCGAGTGAAATGGACGGCGATAGGGTTGGGGCAATGGTCGCGGGTGTACCACCCTTCCAGATAGTTCCACGCAATCGGCAGGGAACCAATGGACTCGTCTTTTAGCCATTGGAAGCGGTGCAAGAACATTCCACTCTTCCTGTTCACGACATCGGGTGTCAACGCCTTGACCTCGGTGTGCGAACAGTTCATAAACATGAACGATGACCAGTTTTTCCGTGGATACTGATGTTGCGCCTTGTTGTCCATCTTGACCTTTTCAAACGGCCTGTAATCGTGCTGTACCACAAAGCACGCTTTTGCCCCGTCGGCGTAGTCCATCAGTCCCGCGATGTCCCCCCGCAAAAGAAAATCGCAGTCCATAAACACGGCCCAACCATCGTACCCGGCGAGGTGTGGGGTCAAGAAGCGGGTAAACGAAAACTCCGTAGACGAGAGCGGATCAAACTCCCGCGTGTAAAGACCACGCTCCCGAAGTTCTGATTGTTTGATGGGCTGTATGTCTACGGGGATGGAGGCGTGCCGCAAGATAGACTTGCGACACACCTCATAAGCGATTTCCTCGCGGCTATCCCAGCCGATAAACACCCGTAGGTCAGAATGGCTCATCAAGGTCGCTCCAATTATCCTCGGTGATCTGTTTCTGGGCGGGGAGTTTCGGTTCGGCCTTACGCGGGCCACCCTTCACGGCGGTCTTGGGTTCTACCTTCAGCGATAGGAACTTGTCGCCCGACTTTTTGCTCTCGCGTATCCAGCCCGAAATGTTGTAGTCCACACCCGCGACCGCGATGCTGCCTCGGTAGTCAGGACGCTTTGGGTTGTCGCCCTTGTCGTTCTTAAAGAGGACACCGCTATTGTCGTATTGATTGTTCACAGTTTCACCTTTTGTAGTTGCTCAACCTTACTTTCCAACTCACCGAGGAACTTACGCACCTCGGCCTCTAACTCTGCGATGCGTGTAGCGTCACGCTCCACACGCACGATCAGCATTTGCAAATGCTCGGGTAGGCGTGGGTCGTAACTACAGAATTCACACCACGGCGCACCCGTTACCGCCATCTGCCATTGCATCTGGGTCATGTACTTTTCAGGAGGTTTACCAGACAGCACGTACTCCAAATGCGTAGCCGTATTCGGACACTTAATCTCTATCAGCCCCTCGCCCACAAAACCGTCTGGGGACGCGCCAGAGCCGGGGATGTCGTGGTGCGGGATAAATCCCACCTCCTCTACCAACTCGCCTGTCTTGGCGCTATACGCGGCCCGTGCTTGCGGTTCGGTCTGCGTACCCCACTCCATCGCAGCGTTAGAGAAACTTTCGGTGGGCTTGCCCGTGAGGCGTTCGCAAATTAACTGCGCCATGTAGTTTTCACGGCTTGCCGAATACCCGCTCTTGGTCTTGGCTACAACGTCAGCGACACGGCTGGCGGTGACTTTGCCGAGGCGTGCCTGTAACCACCCCTCACGGTCGGCTTGCTGCGGCCCCTGCAATCGGTCGGTGACTATTGCCTTTTTCACGCAGCCTCCGGGGGTGTGGTCAGTTCCTTCTTGCGTGCGGTAAACGCATCTATGTGCGTCATGCGCTGCTCTTTGGTTAGGCGCTTGAACAATTTGGTCAGTTCGTCCAGCGATGCAGCGCCCGCGATCAGCGCGACCAGATCGGGGTCAACTTGCGGTGCGGCTCCTTCTGGCAAGTCCTCGCCCGCGTAGATGTAGAGGCCAAGGCCAAACATGGCGATGCACTTGGCAAGGCAACGCATGATCGCGGTGTTGACCGAGAACGCATCGGGGTTCTGGATCGCTCGGTTACGGTTGTCCATCACCGGCAACACGCACGTTTTGATGTCGCCCTTGATCTCTACGCTGACCTTTACCATGGCGGTACCGTCTGGGAGGTACATAGCAGGGCGGTCGCCGTACTCATGCGCCGTCCAACGTGCAGCGGGGTCAATCTTCAGCACCTCGGCCCACGCCCACGCCCACGACAGGTATGACAGGTTGCCTTTCTTTTCAACGTGGTCGTTGACGTTGATCTTCAGTAATTCACTCATTGTCGGCTCCGTAAAATCTTGTTTAGTTCTTGATTGATAATGCTGGTCAGTTCAGCGAGTGCAGCGTTGCAACGTTCGGTGCGTTCTTCCTCGTCGCGTTCCTGCATCTCCAAGTCTTGTTGGTGCCACCAAGTGTCATCGTCCTCCATTGCGGGCCTCCTCGGCTGTCGTGCAGCCGCCATCGCAGCGGTCAACGTATGCAGACATGAAATACACAACGGTCAACGCGATAAGCAAAATGATGAAGCGATCTCTGTTTCGCATGGGTCAATCCTCGTAACTGCGTGAATCGTCAAAGGCTTCTCGGGCAGCGGTACGGATGTACTCATGCACCGCCTGTTCGCAGATTTCGTAATCTGTCTTGGACATACATTGGATGTCAGCCTTGATGTGGCACGGGATGTACTTGCCGTCACCCTCGGGCGCGTAGCCGAGTAACCAGACGTTTTCTATGTAGACGTTTTCGGAGAGGCCAACGTCAGGATCGGCAGGGTCGTAACTAAACTCAATCTCTACTTCCCAGAGCGTGCCAAGCAAATAGAGTTCGGTGGTACAGGTGTGAGACATATCTGTTGCTCCCAATAAATTTAATATTCAGATGCTACTAGCAAAACAGTCGGTTCGCCGTAAATAAAATAAAATTTGTATTTTCCTTCCGGGCAATCGGTGTAATCAATTCGTCGCTCTACAAAATTGATGCCGTCTCCATCTCGTACTTCTATCATTGCTTGCCCATCTTTAACGTCAAGCAAAATAGTTAAAAATCCTTCACTCTTTACAAGCGAGTCGCACTCCGTCATTACAAAATCAATGAACCAATATGCCCCTGCTTCATCTGCAAAATACTTAACGCCATCTGTATACAACGATTTGGTGAATGGATGACGGTAATAATTTTCCGTTCCGGTAAATCCCGAGAGATCAACGCTCATAAACCACCCCGCACTAATTTGATAAGCCGCATGAATTCGCTATCAGTAAATTCTTTCAATTGACGCGGGCTAATGTACTCGGCGGGGCGATCTAAATTTTCAAGATGGTACAAACCCCACAACCGCCAGTTTGGGGAATAATGGAAGTGCATACCGTTTTGTGCGGCGAGGGCTTTTGCTGCTTGCGTTTTCATTGTTGCTCCTGTCTGTGGGCTGTTGTTTCTATCAACGGATGAAAGTTTAGCACACTATACGAGTTTGCCGTCAACCCCCTTCTCAAAAAAAGTTTAGGCGGCTATAGTGTTGAATTATGGACATCAAAAAACTTGTCAACAGGTATGGAAGCCAACAGGCTATAGCCAAGGCTTTTGGCGTAACAAAAGGCGCAGTTAGCCAATGGGTAAAGGCAGGGGCTATTCCAGCGGCTCGGCTGTGGCAATTAAAGGCTGGGCTGGTAAAGCCCCCACAGGCCCGCTAATGCGGTTTTTGGAGGCCAGAAACGAAAAGCCCCCGAGCGGGGGCAACGGGGGCTTGACGCGGCCTGTGGAGAGCCTTACGCTTGAATTGCAGTTAAAGCGTGATGGAAGTCTGACTGACTGTTCTAGTCCTGTCAACCACCCCACCACGCTCGGCCTATCTGGTCGGGGAAACCACGCGCAGATATGGCTTAAATCTAGACCGGGGCGGTGGGCCTCTAGACGCGCAGCGTGTTGCTGGGAAGCGCGAACCACAACGGGGAAACCCGTCAAAAGTTGCCAGCAGCGGATGGCTCCGTCAGTCATAAATCCGCACGACTTTGGGTTAGGCGTAATTCCCTCCCGAAACCGTGCGGAATCACCATCAGTCATAGGGGGTAAGAGATGAAAGACCTAGATTTAGACGCTTGGGAAAGATGGAAGGCATACCGGCAAGCCATCAAGAAACCGATCAAGGAAGCCTCTGAACAGGCCATGAAGTTAAAACTTCAGCGGTACGGTGACGATCAGGCTGCGGTGGTAGATCAGTCCATCAGCAACCAATGGCAAGGGTTGTTTGATCTAAAAAAAACCAAAACAGCCTTTGGCGAAAAACCTGTCAAGACTGAAAAACAAGTCGCCGCCGAGGAAGCGTGGTTCACGAACGCGAAAGCCTACGCGGCAAAGGGATGGGAGCGAGAACCACCGACTCCGCTAAACCGTCTTAAACTCTGCGATGCGCTGTGGGCGCGGTACACGGTAGACCCCGGCCCCAATACGCAGGATTATATGGTGTGGCTCAAGGACACGATTGCCCTGCATTTACGCTCGGCTGACCCGAACGATGTACTCGGTGATCCGGGCTTACGGACGATGGTGTGGTGTTTTTTCGGAGAAAGCGGTGTTAAACGACTCAAAGCCAAAGCCGCCGCTGCCTAAAAAGATACGCACTTGCAAAGAGTGTAAACAGACGTTCGTGACACCCGAGACGTTACGCAAGCACAGACGGGTAGACGGGAACTGTCGTAGCCCCGAGCAACTCAAAGCGGTGGGGTTTGCGGAGACACCGAAGGGCTGGAAGATGACCATTATGCCGCCAAACTCTAACCGATGAGATACAAACGTCGGCGAGACGCGAACGACGGCGAGATCGGCGAAGCCTTAACGGCGGCAGGGTTTACCGTCCACGACTTTGCTGGGGCGGGTTACGTCCCCGATAGGCTCGTCACTCGCCCGCTACCCGATGGGCGGCTCTGGGTGTGTTGGGTGGAGATCAAGGTCAAGACCGGCAAACTACGCCCGACGCAAGAAAAGTTCGCCGAGATATTTGAACCGCGAGGAGAGTTCTACGTCGCCCGTGACGCACAGGTCGCGGTGATAGAACTTATTGGTCGCTGGCTGGATGCGTGTGGGCCTCAAGAGGGCTGACCAATACCCAGAACCCCGGCCCCATGAGCCGATGGGCTTGTAGGTGCAAAATCTCAAACCGCTTGCAGAGGTGCGGGAGCCACCAAGACGGCGGGGCTTGGATTAAGTGAGCGTTACTGCCATCCGATAACACCTTGCCCGCTGGCCCGGTATGGATGCTAAAAAACCCATACCGCTTAACGATACGCATTAAATCGTCCAGCACAGCATCAAGGCGGTCAGGTTCTATGTGTTCAAGGACATCAATGCAGCACACTAGATCAGCCGTCTGTGGGCTACCGTACTCGGGGAACGCCGGGTCATAAGCAGAATACTCAATCTCCAGTTTCTCGGCTTCCAGCGCCTTGCGGAGATTTTGCTTACCCGCGCCGTAGTCGTGGAGCGACTGCCATTTGTTGTTACGCAGTAGTTCCGCAACAAGAGGCGCAAAGGCAATAGAGGCCACGCCGTAGTTGGGGTTCATGTGCAGTTTGACTTGCTCGGCGCGATATTCGTCAGAAATCGTGTCCATCTTGCAACCTTATCACAAACGCTATAGCCTCGGAATGAAGCCTATTCTTGGGGTAATTCCATGCCTGACACTCGCAAAGACAAACTCATGGCGGCGTTAGATGCGCTAGACGACGAAAGCGAAGCGCACGAAAAAGCCGAGAAAAAGGACGAAGACGAGGGCAAGAAGCCGAAGCGCAAAGCCAAGAAATCCAAACTCTACGAGATGATGCAGTAATGGCAAGCCACGACAAACCAGCCGGGGTATTCGTTGCGACGATGCTCCACAGCGCCACGGTCGCTCATCTGCAACATTTAGGGACTCGCTCATACGCGCAACACAAAGCGTTGGGAGCCTATTACGCCGCGATCCCCGGTCTGGTGGACAGTTGGGCAGAAGGTTATCAAGGTCGCTACGGGCTAATCACGAACTACCCGACCGACACGCACAGCCACAAAGACCCGAAGGCTTACGCTGACAAACTGATGGCGTTCCTTGACGAAATGCGCGAGGTACTCCCGAAAGACCCCGAACTCGTCAACCTGTTTGATTCGGTCGTGGACGAAGTGTTGTCTTTACGCTACAAGTTGACCAACCTTTCGTGATATGGCGGCTGATCGCAACAGAATTGCTGCTGCGCTTGCTTATAAACT